CGGATCATATTCGTCCGTCATATACCGGGAGTGTGCCCGGTCGAATGTAGCTTTCCCGATCAGTTTGATAACTTCGTTTTGGGCCAGCACGATATCCTCGCTGATCCCGGTGAAGTCATTCGCCTTGTACCATGTGCCGGTGAGATTGTATAGCTCTGCGGAGCCTTTTTTCGTTTTATTGAAAATCATGGCGTCAGTTTTTTATGCGGTCATTGGGGGATGTCTCGCTTTCGGTCAAAGGTTTGCTGTGATAGAAGTCGAGTTGTAAATCAGTGTCGGGGAAATTAAAGCGGATGGCTTGGTTGATGGGTTCCAAAATGTCGTATGTGGGTTTGGCGGTGTTCGACATCATGAAGAGTTTGTAGGCGTAAAGCATTTCGGAACCGGATGCGAGCTTCCCGGCAACCATGATGTTCGACAGAGATGCATGCAGACCGAGGCCGGATGTGATTGCCGAGCTGGCCGCCTCCATGACTTTGAGTTGCGATTCGATGAAGTCTTTAATTTTCTGGTCTATCGCCTCTACCTTCCAGATGTTGGTTTGTTGCGAGAGCGGGTCGAAAACATCCACTGTGTGGAAGAATTTTCCGGCATTCTTGGCCCCAGATAACACTTCGGTCAGCTTGGTAAGCATGGTTGCCGTGAGTTTGCCGATCTCCTCTTCTACCTGTTTATCACTCCATGCCGGATTGTTCTTGCGGATGTACGTGCGCTTCTTCTCCCAATATCCGTCTGGAGAATGAACATGATACGCAGCGTTGAACCCGTTGTCGGTAACGTATTTGAATATGGCCGGAACTTCGGAGCCTCGCATGATCCAGCGCAGAGTTCCCCAATATTCC